GTCATTTTGCACAAATGTTCACTAACGAGACCCAAGGGGTTGACGCAGGTTCCCGAAGGTTAAGCGTCTTAATTTAGACTTTCACTAGAAAGGGTAGCAGTTTCAAGCTGCATTTACTAGACCCATTACGGCCCATTTACAGATTCAAAGCGTTTTGATATTGCCGAATCTTGTAGACGAGCCTGTATGTAAACGGATTAGGTTTAGCGGGGATTTCCTCACCGGGACCAGGCCCCCGAATGGGAGGTGCGTCAACTGAAGTATTTCCAAGGAAAAGCCATAAGGCTCCCTGGTTTGATTCAGTAAGATCACCAACCCGGGGGCTCAAGGTGATCACACGCTCCGTAAACTGGGGCCAGGAGACGATAGTGTGCCCCTGTTTTGTCATAGCCATCTGGTTCACCAGGGACACGTCAGTTCCCGCCAACTGCTCAGCCGATAGAGTAACTACCAGCCTAGCAGACCTGTCGGTCGCTAACATGATCTCCGATGAAACCACAACATCCACTGACACCAACTTAAAGTGGGTGCCAATGGAAGACGCCGGTGAAAGCGTCTCGGTATCCAGAAACATATCAAAACACTTGAAAGTGTTAGGTTGCATCTGCTCCCATGGAGTGGACCAGGTGATTATGGTACTTGTATTATTATTTTGTTGACCCGGTTGATTCCGGGTGGTAGCACGGAGTGGTCCCTGCACGTTGCGTTGCATCATTGCCTGACGGCGACGACGCGCAGCCTCCGCGCGTGAGATTTGTCCATTTGCTACCATTCTGGCGAATTTATCCATATTGATTTAGTTACTATTATAGTGTTCACTATTTCTTTTATGATAAATCGGAACTGACTACAGCACTCATCATATACTCATCAACCCTGACAAGTAATTCCGATAATTTATTGTGGTGTCGCAAGTCATATTCCAATTGCTTCCTCCACTGAGAGTAGAGTGGGTCATTTGGATTCTTGCTGAGAAACCTGAAAAGTGTTTTTGTCCACGATTCAGGTCTCCCACACCAATTTCCTTCCCAAGAGGTAGAACAAAAAGAGAAATGATCTTTCTCTTTGAGTTCCACACCCTTGGTTACGAAGCCTAACTTGTTATATTCTTCCTCCAGTCCTTCAAGGTAACGCTCCAAGGCGTCATCGCCCATCTGTCCACCCTCTGCGCGCGGCTCCTCGTCGCAGCCCAAATTTAATTGAGCCACGAATGAGAGACCAGCACGCATATGAGAGTTTCCGGATGAAGTGCAATAAGTTCCCGAAGGTACTATTCCAGGAGCTGTTTGTTCAAACATCTCACCGGAGGGTAATTGGAATACCTTTCGTTGTAAACCGAAGTTGTAATTTCTCACAAGCCGCGCCCAGCCTCCTACTTCATTTCCCGTCCTAAGACGATACTTTGTTTCAAAGTCCAGGAGCCAATGCGGAGTACTCCAATCCCAAGCACGAATATCCGTGCTGCAAATGTTATACTCTGCTTGGCGGTCTTGGAACCACTTGAACAAATTTCTTTGTCCATCGTCGTCAAGACCCATACCAGGCTTGTATGGAATATAATTGCACATTTTGATTTCTAATTTATTTTGACGCGAGAATAGAACTCGTTCGATTAAACTATCAACCAACGAGACACTAGATATAATTCTAAGTCTCTGTGCATTAATCTTCTCAAGCTTGTGAGGTTCATCCTTGATGAATACGTAAATAGGATCACGATATCCACCAAGAACTAGCTCACTAGGCTCGTTTGGCAATTGATCATCGAGAAGAAGGAGCATGCGCTCTAGAACTAATCTAGAAATGCTATCCCAATCTTCAAGCCAGAATTCCTTCTTTCCATTAATGCTAGAGAGTGGAATGCCAGGGGTTGAATCTTCCTTGCTCTCTAAGATCGCAATAAAGATCTCCCTCAACAAACACGGCGCCTCTCTAACATCTTTGCAACCACTATCTAAAAACCTCTGCGAAGCAATTAAGCTCGCTCGAGTTTCCTCAACAGATTGTGCTCGCGTTTGATTGCGAGCGCCGAGAGAAACTTTCTCTCGAAATCCTCGGGGGACTCCATTAGGAGGTTTTGTAGATTTGTCTTTTGCTGAAGCTGATTGGGCTTCAATTCCTTGACATGATACTGGCGCGTTAAGATGAAGGTCATCTTTTCCTCGTTTGTGAAACTCGTTCCAGCCTTTTTGGATTTCTCCAACGGCTTTATCGAGGGCACGATTAATTGTTCGTGAGTCGGGGGTAGAACGGTTTTGTTTAAACAAGGAACCGTGGTATCCGAGACTGGCGAGCAATCCTTTTCTTTGCTTATTTGGCCAAGCGAGGTTGCAGGTTTCTGGGAAAGCAGCATGGATTTCCTCTGTGAGACGAGGTTTTCCAGCTCCAGAAGAGATAGTTGCTCCAGATCGTCCAATCCATTTAATAAAACCATTGCTGGTTCGTTCGACTTCTTCGACTTCTTTGAGGAACGTGTCCGCTTCTTCTTCCCTAGAATAGTTGATTCTGTATTTTCCGAGTGCAATAAGGGATCCAAGTGTACGTGGCGGTGTTCGGTTCCGTTTTTCCCTTGTTCCATCGAATCCTTTGCATTCGGAGTGTTGTTGGTGGTGTTGCAGGCAGTGTGGGCATCTTCGGTTCCCAAGCCCGATTGAAAATCCTTGTCAAGCGCATCCTCTTTGATGAAATCATCAAAGGAGAGTTCCTCTTCAAAGTCTACTTCGGATTCGTTATCCGCCCAAGAATACCCAGTGTTGTTCAGCGTAAGACCAGTAAATTGGTCAGAATAATAAAAGTCCATTTTACGGCCCGGTACTTCCAACTGAGTGTCGTTAGACCAAGCCGACTTTTGATACTCCTCATACGACTCCAGCACTTTAAGTTTGTTAGCGCCCCGGAGGGCAAAAAGCAAGTCAAAGACAGCAGTACCAGTGTTAATGATTTTGCCATCCAGTGGAACGGAACCAGTATGAATACCGACAACATCGCCAGACCCATTTAAAATTGGTGATCCAGACCAGCCGACCTGGGTGGAACTTTCATGATTAAAGACAAAAGCAATCATTTTCTTCGCAAACGATCGTCCAGAGGCCAAATACCAATTGGAGCCATCACGGGTTCCAACAGTTGAAATAGCTGTGTCAGCGTAGGAGGAAGATTTTAAAACCTTAACCCCCCATGCAGTGAACAAGCGCGAGTCATTCAAGACCACAAAGTCATGCTCCTCAGACTCACCCCTGGAGAAAACTCCAAGGGGAGGCATCTTAGCGACCTGGTTCTTGAACCGTACCAACACATCATCCCGACCAACCATGTTGACATAGACATGATTCGCAGTATAAAGATTGGTGCGTCCAAAGGCCACGGCCCTAAAGCCGCAACCAATGAACTTATCACCAATCCAGAAAGTGACTACGTTGTCCGGTTGATTAACGTTGACGAAGTTTGATCCAGCCATCGGGGATTCCTTCCCGTGTTGCTGGTAACCTCCAGTCATAAACGCAACTAAGGGATCCATACGGACCCAGTAAGTTTGACCATCAATCTCAATTTTAAGATGGGGTTTACCATCCGGAAAATCGTAGCCCTGGGGCGAAACCACCTTAAACAGTGGTTCACTCGGGACATTTGAGACTCCGTACCACATACGCAGCACGGGATCATAAACTAATTTCCGGTGGACAAATGAAACAGCGGACCACAGAACTTCCAAACAGGAGGTAATAAAACCCACGACAGCCCGGGCACTCTTGCGAGCGCACCAAGAAACGACCAAAAAACCAAAAGCGAACAAGTAGATGCAAACAGCGACGTAAGAAACGCGCTGAAGGAGTTGTCTCCAATCAATGCGTAAAAACTCAGCCGTGATCATCTCGATCAACAAGAAGAAATGGTCGATGATATCGACGGGCACATAAAGTTGTGTGTTCATTTAAAGCGGTGTGCTT